CCGCGAGTACTCGCGTGGCTTTCGGATTACACAGAGATGCTTGACATCTTTCGGGCAGGTGGTGACCCTTATGCCGCGTTCGGTGCGCAGATGTTTAACATTTCCGGACTTACTAAGGAATCGCACCCTGACCTACGGCAGTCTGCAAAAAGCGCGCTCTTGGGTTGTGGCTACGGGTTGGGCTGGGCGTCTTTTGCGTCGCAGTTACTTACGGGCTTCCTTGGTGCTCCGCCGGTTAGGTACAACAGGGACTTTGCGAAACAACTCGGCGTTGATAAGACGTTTGTAAATAGGTTTGTTGACTGGCACGACAGCGAGTCCAAACTGCTAGGCATCCCGCACACCTGTACTGTGGAAGAGTTGCTTGACCATGCCGTTGCCGCAAAGAAGATCATCGACACCTATCGCTCTACCGCATACCCTGTGGTGGGGTTCTGGAGCATGTGCTCGGAGTTGTTGATAACGTCTTTGGTAGAAGGACACGAGCACACATACAAGTGTTTGACATTTAAAAAAGGCGCGATAGAATTACCAAACGGCATGTCTTTGCTGTACCCTAATCTGCGACAAGTCAAGGATGAAGAAGGCAAGAAGCAGTGGGTATACGGAGAAGACGCCACTAAACTGTACGCTGGCAAGATCACGAATAACGTAACACAAGCGTTAGCGCGTATTGTCATGACGGACGGCATGTTAAGGGTAGCAAAGAAATACCCAATCGTAGGTACTGTGCATGATGAACTGATTGCGCTTGTGCCTGACGAAGAAGTAGAACACGCTAAGACTTGGGTCTTGGCGCAAATGACTATGGAGCCAAGTTACATGCGAGGCATTCCCTTAGACGCTGACGGTGGCGCCCATCGTAGATACGGAGAAGCAAAACAATGAAGATACCAAAAGAAATCACAGTCGGCAAAACGACATACACAGTACGCCGAGGTAGTAAGACAGGGTGCCTTGGGCACATCGACTACCAAACCAAAATCATATCTGTCGCTACGCAGGATGCTTACGGCAACAAGTTAGAGAGCGAAGAAGTACACGACACGTTTTGGCACGAGTTGACGCATGCAGTTCTGCATGACATGAATCACCCACTACGCGACGATGAGAAGTTCGTCGGCAAATTCGCATACAAACTATCCTGCGCAATCGACAGCGCCCGCCTATGAAAAAACCTGCATGGTCACACTCCTCCCTCAAAGACTTTGAGGGTTGTGCTAGACGCTATCACGCGGTCAAGGTCTTAAAGAACTACCCGTTCACAGAGACTGAGGCAACGCGCTACGGCAACCAAGTCCACGAATCATTAGAACTCTACGTCAGGGACGGCAAACCAATACCGCCTGAGCACTCGCAGTTCAAAGAAGTTGTTGACAAGTTGTTATCAAAGAGCGGCAGAAAGATTGCCGAGTATGAGATGGCGTTGGACATTGACTTGAACATCGTGGGATGGAAAGACAAGAAGGTGTGGGTGCGTGGTATTGCAGACTTACTCATCATTGATGATGACAACTTAACTGCTTGGGTTGTGGACTACAAGACAGGCAACAACAAATACCCCGACAGAGAACAGCTAACGCTGATGTCTCTGATGGTGTTTCAATACTTCCCTCACATACGCAAGGTGAACTCAGCGCTATTGTTCCTCGTGAAGAACGACATGGTGCGTGCGCAGATGATGCGTGAGCAAGCCGACGCAGAGTGGTGGAAGTACCGAGAGAGATATGCCCGACTTGAGGCATCATTCAGCAACGACGTATGGAATCCAAACCAAACACCTCTGTGTGGCTGGTGCCCTGTGAAGACATGCGAATTTCACCCCAAGCACTAAAGGAACATCATGCCTTATAAAAACCCCGAAGACCGCCCGTCCTACGCAAAGTACGAACAGCGACCAGACATTATTAAAAAAAGAACCGCACGCAACAAAGCGCGTGCAATGTTAGAACGTGAAGGAAAAGTACATAAAGGAGATGGAAAAGATGTCGACCACAAAACCCCTCTTAGTAAAGGCGGTAAAACAACTCTCGGGAACTTACGTGTCAAGTCCGCAAGCGCTAACAGGAGTTTCGCAAGGAAATCCGATCACAGCATTAAATAACAGCAAGATTACGCTGAGTAATGGGGGCATAGGCACAACAACACTAGCCAATGTGTCGACTATCTCACACGCCAATAACACAAATCGTTGGCCCGAGGTACAGACAAACTGCATAGAGATTAAGGAGCATGAGGCGTTTAAAACACCCGTCGCTACGCTTCTTAATCTCTGGCTAACTCGTTATGGTAATGAGTGGATTGACTTAGAAGATATTGAGAAGGACGAATTCTTCGCTATTGCTTACAAAAGACTCAAGCAAATGGGGGAACTAGAGCAACACTATCTAACCGATAGAGCGCGATACGTATGTAGAAAACCGGAATAAATAAAGGAGAAGTAAATGAAGATGAAAGAAGCACAAGGGTTATACAACCCTGCACAGGGAATACGCCCCGAAGATTGGTTTACAAACGCACTTACACAAGGGCAAAAACCTAAAGCACGTATGCAATCAGCGCCACAGAAAAAAGCAATCAACCCAAACACGCATGAAGCGTGGTCAATACCTTTGTCGCAACTTGTTAATTTGTGGCAAGTAAAGTTTGGCGATACATGGATTGATGTGTCTGACCTTGATGATGCGTTTTGGCCCGAAGCCTCTGCGCGTTTGCATATGAACAACAAGATGGAAGCGTGTGACAACGACAGCACGCCTTGGGCTCGGTTGAAGGAAGACGCGTAATGGAAATCATTGAAGACAAAGCGTTACTACTACGCACACGCAACCCGCACAAGTTCAACGTCATACCCAAGCACAAAGTTGTTGGTGAAGAGAACGGCATCTATGAGATCGCTGTGTACTGGGGACTTGATGAAGTAAGGGTACTAAAAAACCTTGGTGTGAAGAACGTACCCTCGCCTATCACTAGGCGCTACACATGGGCAGGACGTTATAAGCCTATGGCGCATCAGATTGAGACGTCTGCTTTCCTCACAATGAATCGCAGAGCGTTCTGCTTCAATGACCCCGGCACTGGGAAAACTTTATCTGCGCTGTGGGCGGCAGACTATCTGATGAATCGTGGCGATGTTCGTCGTGTGCTTATCTTGTGCCCGCTATCAATCATGCACAGCGCTTGGATGGGAGACATAGGCAACAGCATCATTCACCGATCAGCAGTTGTGGCGCATCACGCGCAGTCATCACGTCGCATCGAAATGATTCAGCAAAAGTACGAGATCGTTATCGCCAACTACGACGGCTTGAATTTGATAGCAAATGAGATCAACAACGATGGACGCTTTGACTTAGTGATCGTTGATGAAGCCAACGCATACAAGAACCCAAGCACACGCAGATGGAAAGCCTTAGCGTCAATCATCAAGCCTGAGACATACCTGTGGATGATGACGGGCACTCCTGCTTCGCAGTCACCAGTGGATGCGTATGGTCTTGCGCGCTTAGTTAATCCAAATGGTGTGCCTAAGTTTCAAACTGCGTGGCGCGACAAGGTCATGAACAAAATCACAATGTTCAAGTGGGCACCAAAGCCAGACGCAAGAGAGAAAGTGTTCATGGCGTTGCAACCTGCAATACGCTACACAAAAGCACAATGCCTTGACTTGCCCCCTGTGATCACGGTGACGCGTGAGGTGCCTATGACACCGCAACAAAACAAATACTACCGACTGCTCAAAGAGCAGATGCTTGCACAAGCGGCGGGTGAAACGATCAGCGCTGTTAACGCGGGTGTGGTGGTGAGTAAGTTGTTGCAGATCAGTTGTGGTGCCGCGTACACAGACGATAGGGAGGTTGTTGAGTTCGATGCCGCGCCAAGATTAAACGTGCTCTGCGAGATACTAGAAGAGACTAGCCGTAAGGTGATCATCTTTGCTCTGTTTCGCTCAAGCATCGACACCATCGTCACGCACCTAACCAAGCAAGGTTATGGCGTAGGACAGATACACGGCGACGTGACTGCTACTAAGCGCGGGCAGATCATCAACGACTTTCAGACTACCGACAACATACGCGTACTGGTGTTGCAACCACAAGCAACGGCACACGGGATTACCCTAACTGCCGCTGACACAGTTGTGTTTTTCGGTCCGTTGATGAGCGTTGAGCAGTATGTGCAGTGCATAGCACGCGCCGATCGTAAAGGTCAAGATTCCGACAAAGTTACTGTGGTACACATTGAGTCAAGCCCGATAGAGAGAAAACTTTTCAAGGCGATGAACACAAAAGTTAACGACAGTATTCTTTTGACTGACATGTTTGCAGAAGAATTGCGAGGTTAAAAATATTTTTAAAGAAAGGAGTTGCATTGGACAAAACTGTGTGTATGATGTCAAACACTAGACAAATAACAGGAGAAGCAAAATGACAGAAATAGATGATGAAGTCGAGGCAAAGCCCTCGCTCGATGCAGAGGAGATCGCCTCTGTGCCGATGGATAAGTTAGCCAAGGTCTACCGCAAGATGGCTACTAAGATTCAGCAGTTGACCCGAGAGTACGAGACAGAGGTTGAAGCCATTAAGGCGCAACAAGATGTCGTAAAGATCGCACTCAAAGATCAGATGTTGAAACTTGGTGTGAAGTCTGTACGCACAGACCAAGGCACAGTAGTCTTGTCGACAACGACAAACTACAACACACAAGACTGGGACTCGTTCAAAGAGTTCATGAAGCAGTACGACGCGCTTGACTTAGTTCAACAACGCATATCGCAACTCAACATGAAACGCTTCTTAGAAGAGAACCCCGGAGTTGTACCCCCCGGCCTTAACTCGATGACCGAGTATGGCATTTCAGTTCGTAAACCAACCAAGTAGTTTTAGGAGAAAAAACAATGAGCAATGTTGCTGTATTTAACCCATCCCAAGTCCCCGCCTTCGCAAAGAATCGCGGTCAGTTGTCTGCCGTAGCCAAAGCCCTAGCCGGTGGTGGTGCAGGTGCTGGCGGTAAGAACATCTCCATCAAGGGCGGTGTGTTTCGTTTGATCGCCAGTGGCAAAGAAGTTGCCGCGATTGAAGAACGCTACCTCGACGTGGTGATCGTGAACGCCGCACCTAAAGTAAGCCGTGTGTGGTACGCCAAGTCCTATGACGGCGCAAGCAGTTCACCTGACTGCTACTCACAAGATGGTGACAAGCCCGCACCTGATGCAGAGAACCCACAAGCATCTACCTGTGCTGCGTGCGAAAAGAACGTCGCTGGCTCTGGTCAAGGTAATAGCCGTGCTTGCCGTTACCAGCAACGTCTTGCCGTAGTGTTGGCTAATGATATGGATGGAGATGTTCTCCAGTTGACCGCCCCTGCCACATCTGTGTTTGGTAAGGAAGACGGAGAGAACCGCCCACTTCAGGCGTATGCTCGTTGGTTGACTGCGCAGAACATTGACCCAAGCGAGGTCATCACCCGTATGCGCTTCGACACCAAGTCTGAGTCACCCAAGTTGTTCTTCAAGACTATGCGTTGGTTGACTGAAGATGAGAACGAGACTTGCCAAGCCAAAGGCAATACGCCCGAAGCCAAGCGTGCTGTCACCATGACGTTCGCTAAGTCTGCTCCTGCCGTAGCCGCTCCTGTGGAGGAAGAAGCCCCCGCCCCTGCTCCAAAGGCAAAGAAAAAACCTGATCCAGTGGAGGAAAGCGACGAAGAGCCAGTTGTTCGTAAGGAAGAGAAGAAGCCAAACGCTGTACCCGCCAAGAAAAGCAACCTAGCCGCTATGGTTGATGATTGGGACGAGAACGAGTAATGGCTTACTCACCGCAAATCATAGACACCGTTAAGAAAGCGCCTAAGACTTTGGGAAACCAACTTGGGCGTTGGGCGGTACACCTTGATTTTCCCGTGACTAAGATTGCTAAGGCTACTGGTGCATCGCGCCAGTCAGTCTACAACTGGTTCGCGGGGGGTGAGGTCTTCGTGGCGTATCGACCCGTAGTCGAGGCGCTTCTCTCTATACTCAAAACTTCGCCTAATGCTGACGTGGCGTGGAGATCAACATGCAAAACCTTCGACCTGAAACCCTGACTGACAATGAGCTATTACGCTACGCGCTACTGGAAAACCCTAGAGGTCTGTCTGAGTCTTGGGGCAACGTGTTACTACAACGCATGGCAGTCTTGATAGATCAGAACGACACGCTTCTCAGCGCACAAAACAAAATGTATGAGAGCGCGTTTGAAGAAGGCTTTGCCGCTGGCGTAGCAGTAGCCAACCAATAACCAAAGGATACACATGACACCCGCTGATTTTCTAGCGGTGGTTTTGCCGTCCTCTGGCGAAGGCCTGTATTGCGCGGTAGAACTCACAAAAAAGAAGGAACACTTCTATGCAGACAACCTTGCTGACATCGTTGC